AGAATAATTTAATGGCAAAACGAGACTATTACGAAGTACTAGGCATTCAAAAAGGCGCGTATAGGCTACCGTTTAATATTGCATAAGAAGAAAGAGAAAAATTTGGCCTGAAAAAATGGATTTAAGTCTTGATTTATAAGGGAAAAAGAAAAATGGTGGGCGGAATGTGTGCAAAATCAAAAGTGAATTAAAATGGATAAAAATGAGCGGTTTTTGGCATTTGTTTTTGCATAAAATGAGCGGTGTTTAAGTAGTTTTTAAACGGTTTTTAAAATTTTAAAAAGTTTTTAAAAAAGGCGGTGGGCTTTGGGCTTTCCGCCTTTGTGTTTTTTAAAAATCCCTATAACTACGGACTACCTGACCGATTATAATTAACTCATCCACTTCCTGCGCGGTTAATTTTATCGGCTCATAAATGGGGTTATCGCTTAATAACTCAATCCCGTCAAATTTAAGGCGTACCTTTTTAACCCACATAGTGCCTTGGTGATTGATTACAAATATTTTGCCTTCGCGCAACACCTGCTTTGAACGGTCAACAATTACTTTTTCTCCGTCTTGCAAGGTCGGATGCATGCTATCACCGTCAACGCTTAGCAGCACGCAATCGTCAGGATTGATCCGACGTGATATAAACCAAGCCTTTTCGACTTTTACCGCGCTTGGGGCTTGATAATCCCCATTTAATTGCCCAAACCCAGCGGAAACCTGAACATCGCTATAATCATCAATTAACTCGTATTCATCGGCGTTATTGAGATTAATATCATATTTATATGTAACATTAGATTCTTTAGGCAAGCCAGCCTGTTCATGCGTAATCAATGTTCTTTTCTGATCTTCCGTTCCGTGCAGTAAGTAATCTGTCGTAGTGTCGAGTATTTCGGCTAGTTTAATTAAAGCAGATACTTGGGGTTCTCTAGCATTCTGCTCCCACAACTGTAAAGTTGACAAAGCAACACCGCCCAGTCTTTCACAAACTATATTTCTGCTTAATTTTAACTCCTCTCGCCGTTCTTTGATACGAGTTCCAACAGAATACTCGTTTTTAAACTTCTCTTTCATAACTTTTAAAAAACCTCACAACAATTTTAAAGTTTTTAAACTTCTTTTAAATCAATTGATTACAAGTTTTGCAGGTTATTTTGTAGTCATTTAACTTTAAATGAAGTTTTTAAACTTTACTTTAAGTTTAAAGAAGTATAATATCCTAATCAGGTTAACAAAAAGGATTATCCAATGAGGACATTAAACGAAACTAAAAAAACAGCTGTTGATTGGCATCGTGAAGACATCAAAGCTGCATTAGCAAAAAAAGGTTGGTCATTGCGCCAGTTATCATTGAAGCACGGTTACAGCAATGGCAGCACATTAAAAAATGCGTTAGACCGTCCATGGTTGAAAGGTGAACGCATTATTGCTGAAGCGATTGGCGTACCGGCTGAAGTAATTTGGGCATCACGCTATGAGCAACGCAACCTTAAAAAATATGCTGATAGATAGTTTTGAGGTTATTTATGAGTGAAAACAACTTAAAAACACACTACTCAGCCAAAGAATTACTTGGATTTAGTTTAGCCTGTTTGCCTAATACTGTGCAAGGGATTATTTATCAAGCTAAAAAGAATCTATGGGAAACTCGAAAACGAGTTGGTCAAGGCGGTGGGGTTGAATATGCATTAAACAGCCTCCCTGCCGAGGTGCAAACCGAAATCTATAGTCGTTTTGCGCCGGCTAAAACCGAGGGGAGCAATACAAGCCTTAGCGTTGTACGCGCCAATTTGGATGTAAGAACGCTAACCAGTGACAAGATTGCGATCGCAGATGCCCGCATGGCGTTAGTGGCGTATGTGACAGAGTTGGAACAACACAAAACGAGACGTGATGCGGTGCAACAAGTGGTTGATATGGCCGGTGCAGGTACATTACCGGAGCATTTATCCCGTTTGGTTGCGGTGGCTAACGCCAAAGCCGGCAAAAAACGCACCATTTCTTACCGCACTTTAATGGGTTGGGTGTGCGCTTATCACAAATGCCAAAACATGACTGAACGCCTACAAATGCTGACACCGTTAGCATTAGGGGCAAAAGAGCTAAATTATGCCGATATCCCTTGGCTACCGGATATGTTGTATCTATGGCAAAGCCCGAACAGACCAAGCCTATCGGAATGTGTGAAACGCTGTCGCAATTTTACGGTGCATAGTTTGCCATCAGATAGTGCCATTCGGCGGGCGTTTGCGAAGTTGCCATTGCTTGTGCGCGAACGTGGGCGGGCTACCGGCTCGGCATATAAGCAATTTTTGCCTTATACCACGCGGGATTGGGAAGCATTAGATGTCAACGAAGTTTGGGTGGGAGATGGTCACGGCTTTAAAGCCAAGGTCAAACACCCGTTAAGCGGACGGCCGTTTAAGCCGGAAATCACCGCAATTATGGATGGTAAATGCCGCTATGTCACCGGCTGGTCGGTACATATGAGTGAAAACTGTTTAGCGGTGGCAGATGCTATCCGACACGGTATTGAGCAATGCGGAATGTTTAACATTTATTACTCAGATAACGGTGGCGGGGAAAGCAATAAACGTCTAGACGCAGATTTAACAGGTATTTTCCCACGTCTTGGTATATCCCATCAAACGGGGATACCGGGAAATGCACAAGGGCGCGGGATTATTGAACGGTTATGGCGCACGGCAATTGTGCCACTTGCCCGCACTTACGCCAGCTTTGATGGGGCGCGCATGGATAATGAGACTAAGCGCATCCGTTATAAAGCCTTAGCGGCCGCAGAAAATGCCCTGAATAAAGGTAACGAATTAACACCCGTACATCAAAAAGCCTTGCGCACTTTACCGGAATTTAAGGATTTTTTAGCCGATTTAGAAGCAGCGATTAATGAATACAACAACACGCCACACAGCCAATTGCCACGGGTCAACGGCGAACATTTAAGCCCTGCGCAATACCGAGAAATCTTAACCAAGCAGAAAGCAATAGAGTTTTTGAGCGATATTGAACGGGAAATCTTATTTAGACCGGAAGAAGTGCGCACAGTCAGCCGCGGCCTTGTTGAGTTATTTAATAATAAATACTTTAGCCTGGCACTTGCAGACTACCACGGCGAAAAAGTGCGGGTCTGTTACGACTTACACAATGCTCAGACGGTAGTAGTTAAAACCATGACGGGAAGTTTTATTTGCACCGCTGAATGGGATGGTAATAAACGCGCGGCATTTGCTCAAGCAGTACGCGACCAAGCGGCAGAAAAAGCCTTGCAGGCCGCTATCAAGCGCAAACAAGCACAAATTGATGCCAAGGTGGCATTACATACGCCGGTGGTCACGATTGAACATCAAATCAACCCAACTTTAAAAACGGTTGATTTGACACCGAAGAAAGAGCCGGCAGGACGCATTATTTTTACCTCGCAGGCGGAAAAAGATGATTATTTAGCACAACAAAAACAAAAAAAGGTGGGTTAACAGATGAAAAACCAATTACTTAAAGATTTTATGCATAAAGTCGGCATGAGCCAAAAACAAGTAGCGAATGCGTTTGGGGTGTCGCTGACGGTTATCAGTCAGTATTTAAACGGCAAATACCCGGGGAACACCGAAGATTTAGACAAAAAAGTCGAGGATTTAATCGCGCAAACGCAAGAAAAGCGCGTAGATAAGCAATATAACGCCGAATTTGTGCCGACCTTAGCAGCCCGCCAAATGATGGAGGTGATCCGCGATGCGCACGTCGAGGGCGATGTTAGCGTGATTTTTGGGGCGGCGGGGTTAGGTAAAACCCAGGCAGTAAAACAATACGCCAAAGAATACAGTGGCGCAATTGTGATTGAGACCGCACCGAGCTTTACACCAAAAGTGCTGTTACAAAAGATTTGCGCGGCATTAAACCTAAACACTACCGGTGCCATGGAAACCTTGTTTGAAAGCATCATTAGCAAGTTAGTGAGCAGTCAACGGGTGATTATCGTTGACGAAGCTGAATTACTCAGCACGCGTAGCCTTGAGTTTTTGCGCCGCATACAGGATATGACCAAAATCGGGCTGGTGCTAGTCGGTATGCCACGTCTGTTAATTAACCTGAAAGGCAAAAACAATGAACTGGCGCAGTTATATAGCCGCGTTTGGCGCGCGTGTGACCTTGGCAATGCCCTGCCTGATCGTGACTTGTTAATGTTAGCCGAAAACGCGCTAGGAAGCACGGAACATGCCTCAGTATTTTTGTGCTATGCCAAAGGCAACGCCCGCCGATTAAGCAAGCTGATCCGAGGCGTAGTGCGGTTAAGCCAGCTAAACGAATGCGCAATTGATGAAGAGTTGATTAAAGAATACACCAAAATGTTGATTAACTAAGGGATTACAACATGAGAGCACATAGCAATTACAACAAGCCGAAGAAATTAAATGCGGTAAACCAAAAAGCCTATTTATGGTTGGGGCAAGTGCAAAAAGCCCTTATCGCATTAAACACATTAGGGCTGGAAGTTAGTGAAATTGAATTTTGCCACGTTAAGCCTCGCATATTAGTTAAAGACTGCGCCGCTTGTGCAAGGTTAGAGGCTAGCGGACGCGCAATAGAGTATGAGTTTGGCAACGGTGAGGGCGGTAAATACCGCAAGTTACAAATTATGGCCGAGGGCATAAAAGTGATTTGGCAAACCAACCGCGAGCGGAAACATTAAGGGAGGGATTATGGCGCGTCGTCAAATTTATGCCGTATATAAAGGCGAGGAAAATTTAGCCGACGGCACTGCAGAAGAGTTATCGAGGAAATTCGGCGTAAAAGTCGACACATTAAGGTTTTGGGCAAGCCCCGCCAGCCATAAACGTAATAAGGGGCAACGATTAATCGTGATTAAACTAGGAAAGGAAGAGGTAAACGATGAGTAAAGTGGAAGTGAACGGCAAGCTATACTGGGAAGATCCGAAAGGAAACTTAGTCGCCGATGAACTGGTAAAAGATATCGACAAAACGCGCGATGAACTCGTACGCGGCTTTGTTAAAAGTGCGGTCGATTTGCAGGGCGAAATACGCGGGTTTAAAAACCAAGTGTTTGATGATGTGGCGGCCTTTGTTGCGCTGTCTAGCGAAAAATACGGGGTAAAAATGGGCGGCCGTAAAGGCAACCTTACCCTGTACACCTACGATGGTAAATTTAAGTTACAGGTCGCTGTCAGCGAGCATTTAGCCTTTGATGAACGCATCCATGCGGCCAAAGAGCAGATTGATTTGTGTTTGCAGGAATGGTCGGCAGATGCCCGTCCGGAAATTCGCACTTTAATTGACAATGCGTTCCAAGTTGACAAAGAGGGCAACCTATCTACCGCCCGCATTTTAGGCTTACGCCGCGTGGAAATTACCGATGAACGTTGGTTACGCGCAATGCAAGCAATCAGCGACAGCATCCAAGTGATAGGTAGCAAAGACTATGTGCGTTTTTACGAGCGCGACGCACTCGGCAAATATCAGCCGATTACGCTAGATATGGCGGGGGTGTAATACCGGTTAAACCCTTTTCAATGCCCTTTTGATTTGACTTTAAGGGGCATTTATAAAGTGTTTAATAACAATTAAAGGAGCAAATATGGCACAAAAAGACCCAAGATTTATTGTGTATTTACGGTCGGCAAAACAGGCGGTACTAGCCGAGCAAACGGGTGAATATAGCCGTGCTGTCCGATTTTGGTCTATCGCCGCCAATTGGGCGAGCGGAAAAAATGAGATTTATGTCAAAAAACGAATTGAGTTTTGTGAACGGATGGTCGAAAGACCTTTTTTAGGAGAAGAAAATGAAGAAATTTGTGGTGAGACTGGAATGCTTGGTTGAAATACAAGTGGAGGCCGACAGTGTTGAGTCCGTAAAAGAGAAATACTGCGACTTGAACACTGACGAATTAGACAACCTACCGAAAGCAATTACCGAAATTTATGACGTATTTGAAGTGGAGGAAGTGTGAATACAACAACACTATTAACCCCACGAGATTTAATCGAACAGGGGTATTACTTTAACCTTAGCGACATGGCCCGACGTGCAGGCCTAACAAAACCGGCAGTATATAGATGGGCGGCAGCCAGTGGCAATATGCGACCGGTAAACATTGAAAAAATTGCCAATGCCGCGCGCAAGCCGTTAAAACCTGAAAATATCCTTTCAGAGATTGAAGAACAACGGGAAGATTTTATCACGACCGAACTGGCACCACGACTTAAAAGCACACAAATCAGCGAATGGCTGATGAGTTTTGCAAAGGTAAAAGGGAGTTAATGATGAGCAAACATAATGACATACCCCAACAAATAGTGGACTTGCAGACATTGCTGGAAATAGCCAAAGACAACTGGCTAGAGGGTAAACCGCAAGATGCGGTCAATTTGTTACAACGAGCCAAGCGTGAAATAGGCTTGGTGATTTGGCGGGCAGTGCCGTTAAAACAGGAGAATAATGATGAGCGGAAACTTATTTGAATATATTGTTTTTTTTGATGAACCGTCAAGAGACGAAGTGTTAGAAGCGGTAAGTGATGAGGGGAAATGGGAATTATTTAATTCTAAGGAAGATAAATTACATTATGTCGCCAAAGACATCATGGAGACAAAATTTAGTGATTGGGAACTCTATGACGAAGGTGATTCCGCTTATATCGTGACGAGAGAATACCACTCTCAAGAATGGGAGATTAATAAAATAAGTATTTATTACATTATAGCTTTTGATGATGAACAAATTGATCTAGAAGATTTAGATTAAAAATCGAGTAAAACTCAAGAAGTCACACTAAATCACGGTGTAAATGGAAAAGAAACGGTTAAGTTGGGAGTAAGACAATGAGTAAAGGTGAATGGAGAAAGGGGGAAATATGAGACCTGAATTTAGATATTTTAAATGCGAATTAAATGTTGAGCCGGTTAAATCGCTAGACCAAAAATGGCGAACGGCACGCGAACAAAGAGATGAAAAGTTGGAAGCTATTTTTTACACCATCCCGTTTTATGAGTGTTGGCGCGGCAGTGAAAGCCGAATTCTTGGCATTGTATGTAGTGAAAATAGTCCTGAATTTGAAAAAATTAAAGAGGATAAAACCTATAAATTTGAAAGGATTGGAAATCAAAAAGTTGTTATTACCGGTAATGGACGCACTAAAGCCGGAAAAGCGTTTAATGCCAAAATCCAAGAAATCGGAAACATATTAAATAAATACCCAAGTTTTAATGACTTTATGCTTAGGGAATTAAAACTAACTTGCTGGGTGCTTGGAAAATGTACGGGTTATGTGTCCGTATGTGGTGTTGCAAGTGATTACTTTATCGTATCAATTCCGGTTAAAGCAGAAGGCTTTGGTGGGGATGACTTTCCGGAAATCCCGGAATGTTTAATAGAAATCAAACAAAGTGAATTTTTAGCATTACAGGGGAAATAGAAAATGAGCAACGAATTAACCTCAAAAGTCCGCATGACAATCGAAGTCCAAATGGATGACTACCAACTCGACCAACTCGAAATATCAAAAAGCACACAAGTTTTAGGTGGCAATATTGTGCGGCTAGATTGGGAAGGTGGTTTATTTGATGAGGTCGATGACTATCGCAAATTATTTCACGCAGTTGATTCTACCCTGATGGGTATTGCATTTGACAATATGAAGGATGAGGCCTTTATAGGCGAATTGCAACTGGCGATTAAACGGGTGGTTACGCCGATTATTAAAGCAAAACGCAAAGCAATTTTGGAGGGTGAAAATGAGTGAAAACAATGGCTGGATTAAGTGTTCTGACGCATTACCCGAACGCGCAGAAAGAGTATTAGTGCTAGATGATGATATGTCATGTTATTTTGCCGCATTAAAGTTTGATGGCACCAGAAAATATTGGGAGTTGGAAAGTTATGACCAAAACATTGGTTATGGTGTAAATGTTGAATTTGATGAGATTTTATATTGGAGACCGGAATTAGATTTACCTCAAGACTAAAACCCATTTACAGCCAATTCAAATCTCCCCTAGCCCCTCTTTGCAAAAGAGGGGGATTTAAGTGGGCTGAATAATGTGTTTTAAACCAAGTTTAAAGGAGTTTTAAAAGTGAAATTATGCCGTTGTCCGATATGTCGCTCGGAAATCAGTTTAGATCAACTGATTGAAGATGATGCCGGGCGTGAGATGCTGGTCTTGATTAGTGAGCTGAAAAGCGGTGTGGCGCGCCCATTGGTAAACTATATCGCGTTATTTAGACCGCTTAAAACCTCGCTAAGCAACACTCGCGCGCTGAAATTAATGCGTGAGGTGTTAGAGATATATGCACAAACGCCATTATTGGCGCACGCCTTAAGCGAAACCGTCAATGCGGTGCGTAAAAACCGTCGCGATAATACCAATCCGGCACCGCTTGCTAATCATAACTACCTCAAACAGGTTTATGAGGCACAGGCCCCGAAATTTGCCGGCACTATTGCATTAAGTAACGCTGAAAAGGGTAAAACGACGCAAACAGAACAAAGTAAAAAGCAACAGGCGTTTGCTTACATTGAGCAAATGCGCAGGTTCGGTCAGCCGATTGAGAAACTGCCGTATTATGCAGAATGGCTGAAATGGACACAACAATTAAACGGAGGCGAAAATGAGTAGTCGTCAAAATCTAATGGCAAAAATCCATATCGGCAAAAAAGAGTTGGGCTTAGACGACGAAACTTATCGCCAAGGGTTACAGCAGATCACCGGTAAAACCTCATGCCGTGAGATGAACATCGCCGAATTGCTTAAAGTATTACAAGCTATGCAGGCAAAAGGCTTTAAAGTGCGGTCGAAATTTAACGAGAAACGTCCAACCCCGCGCGCTGACAAAGCACTGTATTTAGCCAAAATCACCGCGCTATTATGCAATCAGGGTAAGCCGCAAAAATACGCCGACCGCATAGCCAAACAAGCCTTTGGGGTAGATTTTGTGCATTGGCTGGAGCCGTGGCAGCTAAAGAAAGTGATTCAGATGTTGGCAGTGCATGAAAGGCGCATGCGTGCTTAAGTCAGCGTAATCTAGGTTTAAATAATTAATTGAAACGTCCGAAAGGGCGTTTTTTTTATTTTTGCGATCCCGATCGCAAAAAATGCCTATGATGTTGTGTGGCAACGCTGCAAGGTGCTATCTTTAGAGCGGGTAAAGCAATGATGAGGTGACCTTATGAACGTAAATACTATTTTTAAATATTGGTTAAACAATTATCCCCTAATCCCACTTTTTGCTACGCATGAGGAGCAAATCAAAACGCTTAGGGAACGAATAACATGGCAATCCGAATCACATTGTACTATTTACTGGCAATATGAAGCGGAAAAAGACTTTTTAACCGAGATTGCAGAAGAATTCGCCAAGGAACTGAATTACAACATGGGAAAGGAGGAATATATATTTAGGGCCTGATATGACTATATATAATCACATATGCCCTAAAATGCACTAAAACGCGCAATAAGAGGTTTTGATTTTGGGAACGGTCGGATCCTTAATTAAAGATAAAATCGTCTTAGAAACGCTTAGAGAGGCTAAAAAGATGATCATTTTCAATAGGTTACTTGATCTTTCTAGCGGCTTGGATATATAATGACTATATCTAGTGGTTTGTCTGATTTATTACCACTAGATATGGGAAAGCCCTAACAGCATTAACCATTAGGGCTTAATAAATTGCCATTATGCATTAAAAACTTTCGCAGAGTAGACATGCATGATGGTTTAACCACGAAATCCCTTGATTTTACTAGGGGAAATGTTGTTTTTTCACACTTGACATTTGAAAAGTGTTAAAAAATTATACTTTTTTTTATAGTTTTTTCAAGGGATTTTTGCCTTAGAAGGATAAATTCTATGGAAAAAATCTATAAAAACTGCCCTTGTGGTAATCATTGTCCGGTGCATTTTAGAATGTCTCGTCGCGATCCAAAAGACCCGACTAAAATCCATCGAGCAAGAAAAGGACATCCCTTTCCAATTCCGGAGTGTAGTTTAAAACCTTAATAAATACAAGACCGCCAAAGTGCGGTCTTTTTTTATAAATTTTTTGGCGGAATATCTGATGTTTTAAAAATCTCGTGTTTTAATACGCGTTAAAACAACGTTTAAGGAGATTTTTATGGCGTTAGAACTACAAGACGTTGCTGACCTACTGCCGCCGATTGTCCATGATATGATAGAGTTAGTCGGCTTCGGCGATACTGAAAAACTAATTAAAGCCTTTGGCGGTTTGACACTGTATCTGACAGATGACAACGCATACTATCAAAAATTGGTCGAACTATTAGGCGAGCAAAGTGCGGTTAAATTACGTGACGTTTTTTATGCGGAATATGTGTATGTTCCTCGTTGTGAGGTAGCTTTGCGCACCTTACGCAATCAGCAATTTAAGGCGGATTTTGATTTTTTAACCCAGGAGAAAAAAATCAGCGGGCGACAAGCTATGATTGAGTTGTGCCCAAAATACCACTTTTCTGACCGCTGTGGTTGGGATATTATTTACAAAGCACGGCAAACCGCCGAACAACAGGCGCTGTTTTGACGCTGAACCCGCTCCTATCCCTATTTAAGTCAAATCAGATCAGAATAAACCTCAAGAGATACACGCTTTTGAGGTTTTTTTATGGCATTAATCAACAAAATCATTATCCACTGCGCCGCTACGCCGAACGGCGTGCGCTTGGGGCAGGCCGGCAAAAACGGCAAATCGGCTGCAGCCATCATTGACAACTGGCACGCGGCGCGCGGATTTAGACGCAACATCAATAATTTTATCGCCTTTAACCGTCATCTTGAGCACATCGGTTATCACTTTGTGATTGACACCGACGGCACAGTGGCAACCGGTCGCAAAGTCGGCGAAATCGGGGCGCATTGTAAGGGACAAAACCAAGGCAGTATTGGCATTTGTTTGGTCGGCACCGACCGTTTCACGTTGCGCCAATGGGACGAGCTAGCGCAATTAATTAAAGAACTGGCGGCACAATACCCTGATGCCACCTTGCATGGCCACCGTGAATTTGCCGCCAAAATCTGTCCGGGCTTTGATGTAGCCGAGTGGGTTGATAACGACTTTATGCCATTGGCCGATCATGTAATTGGAGGCATGTAGTTTATGAGTAAACGGGTTAAAAACACCACTGCGCCTAAAGGCTCGGGCAATTATAAAACACCACGTTGCAAACCAAGTCGTAATGCAGCAAATAACCGTGCGCTTAACCGTGGCATCACGGCTGCGACCGCATTTTATATTATCCGGAATTATTAATTATGGCCGCTAAAGAATTAATTACCAACAACGACGGACGCTTGTCCACTACCGCAACAATCCAGTTTTTCGGGTTTGTCGCCTGTTTATTTGTGATGCTTTTTGCCGTGGTGATGGATAAACCCTACGTCCCCGAATTATTTTCGACCTTTATGTTTGGTTGTGTGGGCACGGCCGCGACCAAAGGGGCGGTGGCCGCCTTTAGGGATTATAAGGGGGATAAATGACCTTATTACAACTAGGCTTGGAGGCGGTTGCCGCATTATTGGTGGTTAGTTGGGTATTGGTGGCGTATTACAAATGGCGTGCCGTGCGAACTCAAGGCGAGAACCGCGAAATCAAACAGGAAATTGACCGGGTAAAACAACAAAGTGCGGTCATTAAAACTCAACTTAACAATCAACGGGTGCGCCAAAAAAATGAAAAAGACATTAATAGCCGTAATCGTAGCGAACTTATTAACAGCCTGTCAGCAAGCGGAGATCTCCGTGACTAATACAGCGTGTGACGGGTTTGGCATTATCCGTGCCAGTCGCCAGGATAGCACCGAAACTTTGCGCCAAATCAAGGTGCATAACGACACTTACAGGGCAATTTGCCCGGAGGAGGCGAATCATGGAGCTGCAGATTAATGGGGCGATGGTGTTTAACGGCGTACTTAGCCTTGCTGTGTTTTTTATTGGGTTGTGGTTTAAGCGGCTTGAGTCCGACTTAAAAGAGCATAAGGACGATATAGCCCGCATTAAAGACACTTACCAAAGCAAAGAGCTGGCAAGGGTGCAAGGCGGCCATGTGGACGAGATGATGCGCGAAATCCGCAACGAATTACGCAGTATTAACCAAAAGTTGGACAACAAGGAAGATAAAAAATGATGTCGGCACGATTTAAAAAGCCTAAAAAATCAGAACAAGAAGAAACATCCCAAACTCAAGCCAAACTGGATGAGTTATTAGATTTATCGCGTGCGGCAAACCATAAAATCGACCGCTTAGGAGAGCGGGTCGAAAATTTAGATGAACGGTTGCTAAAACTTGAAAAGCGCATGGATAAACTGGGCGCAAAAGCGGTGCTGGCAGGCGGTATGGGCGGTTTGTTGGTATCGGTTGGCATTGAGTTAATTAAAGCAAGATTTGGGGGCGGTTAGTGGCACATGACGATAAAACCAAAAAAGCGGTGCGCCACGCCTATGTGTTTGATTGTGTAACCCTTGAGCTGGCCGCCGAAAAAGCCGGTGTGTCATTTGGCACGGCGCGACGTTGGAAAAAACAGGCGCAGGCGGCCGGTGATGACTGGGATAAGGTGCGCGACGCGCACACCCTGGCGGGGGGCAAAGTGGAAGATGTGGCACGCGGCATGCTGACCACCTTTGTGTTGTATTTTGAAAAGTTGATGGACGAGCTAAAACAAAGCGAAGACTTACCCATTAGCGATAAAGCCCAACTGTTACAAGGCCTGGGCGATAGTTACACCAAGATGGTGGCGGCCAGCAAACGGTTGGTGCCGGAAGTGTCCGAATTTGCCGCGGCAATGCGCACGGTAAAACTATTTAGTGAGCACGTGCAAGCCAATAAGCCGCAGCTTTTAAATGATTTTTTGGATTTGCTGGACAGTTTTGGCCCGGTGTTGGATAAGGAGTTCCGGAAATAATGGCACGGATAATCATTGAGACCGACGGTGGTGAACGATTTTGCCCGGACGAAGTGGAGCGATTACAGGTTTACGCTGACGGGGCTGCCTTGGTGGTGTTTAAAGATCCTTATGGTTTAGCCTGCGACATCTCGCAAACCGAACTTACTCCTATCGACCGTCTGACCTTAGCTATTGCCGCCCGGGAACTGGCGGATTTTTTGCAATTATATCTGGATAAAAAAGATGAAAAGTAAAGAGTTTTTAGCTGAATTGCGCGCCTATGCCGACAGTTTACGGCAAAAGCTCGAGGCGGAATTTGACGGCTGGGACGATAGCTTACAAGCCATTGCGGAACGTCGCAAAAAGGTATTTGACCCGGTAACGGGCTATGATTATTTTGTGTCGCATTATTTCCCGCATTATGTGCGTTCGGCATCACGTTCGGACTTGCACAATTATTTGTTCGCCGAACTCCCTGCCGTATTACAAGCCCCGCAACCTATCAATATGGCGACAGCCGCGCCCCGTGGTGAGGCAAAATCCACTTTGGTGTCGCAACTGTTCACGCTTTATTGCTTGGTGACACAGAAAAAACGCTATGCACTGATTGTGATGGACAGTATCGACCAAGCCTACCCGATGCTGGAAGCCATCAAAGTGGAGCTGGAATTTAACCAACGCTTACGCATTGATTTCACTGAAGTAGCGGGGCAAGGGCGCGTGTGGCAAGCGGCGGCCATCATCACTAAAGCCAATCAGAAAGTACAGGTGGCAGGTTCCGGCAAGAAATTGCGGGGCTTACGCCATGGGGCTTATCGTCCTGATCTTGTGGTGCTGGACGATATTGAGAATGACGAACAAGTGCGCAGTGCCGAACAGCGCGACAAACTGCACGATTGGTTGAAAAAAACCGTCCTGCCGTTAGGGGTGCCTGGCGAAAAGATGGATGTGGTCTATATCGGCACTATCTTACATTACGACAGTGTATTAAACCGCACTTTGAGCTCGAAAGCCTGGAAAACCGCCAAATTTAAAGCATTGAAGAAAATGCCGGATGACATGACGTTGTGGGATAAATGGGAGGATTTTTTCTTAAATGAAGGTGAGGCGGTTGCCGACGCGTTTTATTACGCTAATCAAGCGGCGATGGATAAAGGCTCAGAGGTGAGCTGGGCGGCGCGTCCGTTGCTGGCACTGATGAAAATCCGTGCCCGTGATGGCCACGCTACCTTTGATTCCGAGTATCAAAACGACCCGGTGAGCAGTGAGGACGCAATTTTTGCTAATGCTATCCATTACTGGACGGAGCTGCCGTCGGATTTGATTTATTTTGGTGCAGTAGACCCGTCTTTGGGTAAGTCGGGAGCGGGGCGAGACCCGTCAGCTATTTTAGTCGGTGGCTATCAACGCAGCACGGGTAAATTATATGTAGTTGAGGCAAAAATTAAAAAACGCCTACCAGACTTAATAATCGAAGACACTATTCTTTTCCACTGTAACTACACGTTTTTCAAGTGCGGTTTTGAAACAGTACAGTTTCAGGAATTTTTAAAAGATGAATTAGTTAAGCGGTCTGCACAACGAGGAAAACCAGTACCTGTTGTCGGAATTAAACCAAATACAGACAAAATATTACGAATTGAAAGTTTACAGCCTTATATTGCCAATGGATTAATTTTATTACATCGCTCACAAACAACATTAATCGAACAATTACGACATTTTCCGAAGGCAGATCATGATGATGGGCCGGACGCATTAGAAATGCTTTGGAAACTTGCAGTAAGTAGTTGTACCTCTATCGAATGGATGGGCCTGGACGCGTTGGACGATGATGAATATGACGATAACGATCTCGGGTACAGCAAATGGAAACATTAAATAGGATTTAAACGATGGCAAATTTATGGGATAAAGCCAAGGCGGCGATGAAACAGTTATTGACTCCGCCTGCAGAAACGCAAACCGAAGAGGCGCAGGTCACTGCAAGCGGTCGGGTAATTGCCGACCACCCTAGTGAAAAAATCACGCCCGCTAAACTAAAAAGCATTTTAGAGGACGCGGAAATGGGCGATATTACCGCCCAGCATGAGCTGTTTGTCGATATTGAGGAGCGTGACGGGGATATTGCAGCCAACATTAGCACCCGCAAGCGGGCGTTATTGACCTTGGACTGGGATATTGTCGCCCCTGATGACGCAAGCCCGCAGGAGGAAAAACACACTGAGGAAGTGAAAGCCCTGTTTAACCGCATCGGCTATCTAGATGATTTTTTACTGGATTGCATGGACGCGGTAGGGCACGGCTTTAGCGCGCTGGAAATCCAATGGTATTTACTGGAGGGCAAGCAATGGCCACTTAAATTTAAGCCCATCCCACAGGCTTGGTTTAAGTTGGATAAGGACGATAATTTGCTGTTAAAAACCCCGTCTAATCCGATGGGCGAGCCGTTGCGCCCGTTCGGGTGGGTTGTACATACGCATAAGTCGCGCACGGCGCAAGCTGCTCGTATGGGGCTTTATCGCACGCTGGCGTGGTGTTATATGTTTAAACATTACAGTGTGCACGATTTTGCAGAATTTTTGGAGCTCTACGGCATGCCGATTCGCATCGGTAAATATGGTGCGGGGGCAACTGCCGATGAGAAAAAGACGTTGTTGCGTGCGCTTGCGCAAATCGGCCATAACGCAGCAGGTATTATGCCGGAATCGATGCAAATTGAGCTGCATAATGCGGCCAGCCATAGCGGACAAAGCAATCCGTTTTTGCAGATGGTCGACTGGTGCGAAAAAACTATCGCCCGCATTATTTTAGGCCAAACGCTGACCTCCGGTGTGGACGGTAAAACCGCAACCAACGCGCTGGGTAATATCCACAATGAGGTGCGCCATGATTTGCTAGTGTCAGATGCCAAACAAATTGCGCAAACCGTGACACAACAGGTCATCTTGCCGTTTTTGCAGCTTAATATTGATCCGAATATCAATGTCAGCCGTATTCCGCGTTTTGAATTTGACACCAAAGAGCGTGAGGACTTAAGCAAATACGCCGACGCTCTGCCAAAGCTGGTTGGGGTGGGTATGCAGGTGCCGGAAAAATGGGCGCGTGAAAAATTAGGTATCCCTGATGCGCAAGAGGGCGAGGTGGTTTTAAGCGTTGTTAAAACCGAGTTTAACGAGGATTTAAATCAAGATAAAAAACCAACCGCACTTTCGGCACATGTAGTCGGTTGCCGGTGTGCCGGTTGCCTGGGGCAAGGGCGACGTGCGGCATTATCGGTCGGACAAGATAAAACCGAACAGGATTTGCTGGACGAGTTAGTCGATAACGGATTGACACGGGTCGACTTTAACCAACAGCTCGACCCGATGGTGCAAAAAGCTGTTGCGGTGTTAAGCGCGTGTAACAGCTACGAGGAGGCATCGGATAAGCTGGCCGAGCTTTACCCGGATTTAACCGCACAAGCCCATCAGGATTATTTAACCAGTGCTTTGTTTTTGGCAGACTTGTTAGGAGCGGCAAATGCCGGACGCAATTAAATTTGCCATCGGCATGGAGCCGACGGAAGCCGTAGAATACCTGCGTCAGAAGAAAATGCTGGCAGGTAAGGTGCAAGTGAAAGCGTTACATGATAGCGCACTGGCCAAGGCCACAACGATTGCACGCCTAACCAGCCTGGAGATGACGAAAGACATTTATCAATCGTTAGAAACCGCTATGCGTGAGGGGAAGGGCTTTAATCAATGGAAAAAAGAACTGGTTGGCGAGTTTGAGCGCAAAGGCTGGGTGTTTGGTAAGGATAAACGGATCAGTCGTGGCATTGACGGAAATTTATTAGCCGACCCGCAAACGGGCGAATACTTTGGCACGCCGCGCCGGCTCAATACCATTTACCGGGTCAATATGCAATCCGCCTATGCGGCGGCACGCTATCAGCGTCTGCGTGATAATGTGGATAACCGCCCTTATTGGCAATATTCCGCCGTGGGAGACGAGCGAACCCGCCCGGCACATTTGGCATTAAACGGTAAAATTTATCGCTACGATGATCCGTTTTGGACGACCTTTTACCCACCTAACGGGTTTAATTGTCGCTGTACGGTGATTGCCCTGACAGAGCGTGATTTAGCCCGGCGCGGCTTGAGTAAGCCGGATAATAGCGACGGTTTATTGGTTGAGGTAGCCCGCCCTGCCGACAAGTTCGGCAACCGCGAAACCACCATCGGCTTTAAACTGCCTGACGGCACGGTGCGGGTGGCGGATAAAGGTTTTGACTACAATGTGGGACGGCTCAACTATAAGCCTAATTTAGACTTATACCCGGGAAAACTGGCACACCAGTTTGCCAAAGTGGAGATGCGCGGGGGCGAATTTGTACACAATTTTAATCTGCTGGCTAAACAGGTAGATGAGGCAAAACAATCATTCGCCATCGAAGGTGGGAAACTCACAGCCGAGCAAATGTTGCACGTGCGTGACAGTTTGACAAGGAACCTTAAATTCGCCGCCGGTGTGTTGACTGAGGAAAATAAAGCACTGCTGAAAGTCAATACCGGCACAGTGTGGCTTTCGGATGACACCTTAATCAAGCAGTTTAATAGTCGTGGCGGCCAAGATTTTGGGCTTGAGGAGTATGCGGCTCTGCCGGATATAATTAATGCACCTGATAAAATTGTGGCAGATAAATCCGGGTATCAGTTTTACAGAGACATAAATGGCAAAAAATTACTTGCGGTTTTGAAAGCATTAAGTAAAGAAAACGAAATTTTTTTACAGTCTTTTAGGTTGGTTAGCGATAAGCAATGGGAAAAGGCATTTAAGGAGTAAGCCACTAGGCGGGGCTCGAACCCACCGCACACAGTCCCGAGTCTATTTCATCTCTTCGCTCGCGATCTTCGAGATTCATCGCTTTTCTAGTGGCTATGACGAATATACCCTCTTTATTTTTTTTGGCAATAGTTATGATCGAAATTGATGTTGATAATAAACAAGTCATGGCGACGTTAAAAAAGCTCACTAATGCCGCCAAAGACCGCACGCCGTTAATGCGCAGCATTGCCGGCACAATGGAATCTGCGGTACAACAAAACTTTGATGTCGGTGGTCGTCCTCGGTGGTTGCCGATAAAACACCGGAAAGGCACGCCCTTGGTCGATACCGAAAATCTGATGAACAGTATCACAAGTCGTTATGATAATGACAGTGCCGCGGTTGGCACTAACGAACCTTATGCCGCCATCCATCAATTTGGCGGTAAAGCCGGACGGGGTAAAAAGGTGACGATTCCGGCTCGTCCGTTTTTGATATTGACCACGCAAGATGAGCAGGATATCCTAGACGATATACAAGACTATTTTAAACGTTTAATCGGATAATCTCAAAAATGCGCCTAAATCGCGCATAGCGCGTTTTTATGTTTTAGCGGTACAAAGTATCAAATTAAATTTTTTAAAAAGATTTAAAAAGATTTAAAAAGGTTTTAAAAAGGGTCTAATATAAAACAAACCAACTATTTTGCAAAAAATCCCCGACGCGTTGAATCCCCTCCTATTCGTAACCCTTAAATTATTGCTTATTATGCCCCTGAAATCTCAATTTTAGGGGCATTTTTATGGGCAATCTCAAACTCGCCTTTGCCAGCGCGGAAATCAACCAAGCCAAATACGGTGTGATCCAGTTGTTGCCGTACGGTAAGTTCCGCGCGACCGACGGGCGACCGACCGACGTGGAGGCATGGTATGTAACAGACGATAACGGCGCGGACGTAGTAGCTCTTGCTAACAGTCAACGCAATAAACTCCCGATTGATTATGAGCACCAGATTTTGCATAGCCGTGCTAATGGCAAGGAGGCACCGTCGGCAGGCTGGATGGATTATTTGTCATTTACCCCGCAAGGTATTTTTGCCGAGGTACGCTGGACGGACAAAGCGGCCGAATACATCAAAAACGGCGAATACCGTTACATTTCCGCGGTATTTGCCTATGACAATCAAGGCTATGTGCGAAAAATCTTTCATGCCGCACTAACCAATACGCCGGCACTGGACGGCATGGATGAGGCTATGGTTGCGGCCAGTCAATATTTTGATTTAACAACCGATGAGGACGGAAAAACAATGGACAAAGAATTACTCGCGGCGTTGTGTGCGTTATTTGCGTTACAGGCAAACGCCACAGAAGCCGAGATTAAACAAAAAGTGACCGCACTTACTGCGGCTAAAGGTGACAGCCCGGTGGCGGTGCTGGATGTGTACGGTAAATTAGCCGAAAAAGAGCAATCCGTTGCGGCACTTACCGCGCAGGCGGGCAACCCCGACCCGGCTAAATTTGTGCCGGTAGAAACCGTGGTGGCGTTGCAGGCGAATTTAAATGCGTTACGGCAAACCGTAGAGACCGATAAAAAGGCCGAATTAATCACCGCCGCGCTAAGTCAAGGCAAATTAGTTCCGGCATTAAAATCCTGGGCGGAGTCGTTAAGTGTTGCAGATTTGACCGCTTATTTAGACAAAGCACCGGCCGTGGCGGCGTTGAGTGGTCAGCCGCAGGCAGCGGGTGAGCCTGCGCAGAAAACGGCGGCGTTAAGTGCCGAACATCAAGCAACCGCAAAAATGCTGGGTATGAGCGATGCAGAATATGCCAAAAAATATATCGACAGCAAGGAGACTAAATAATGGCAGTCAATAAAGCACAAGTGCTTAACCATATCACCGAAGCTTTTCGCAAAGAGTTTGCGGCGGGCTTGGAAAATTACCCGACTCAATGGGCCAAAATTGCGATGGAAATCCCATCGACGACTAAAACCAATACTTACGGCTTTTTGGGTAAATTCCCGAAAATGCGCGAATGGGTAGGTCAACGTCAAATCCAAAATATGCAGGCGCAAGGCACCAGCATTACCAACAAAAAATTCGAGTCAACCGTTGGTATCCCGCGCGAAGAAATCGAAGACGACCAAGTCGGCCTATATTTACCGATGGTGCGCCTTGCCGGTCAATCCGCCGCCGAACTACCGGACGACGAAGTGTTTAGTTTGCTGAAAAAAGGTAAAACCACCCTGTGTTATGACGGGCAAAACTTTTTTGACACCGACCACCCGGTGTTCGAAAAAGTGGACGGTACCGGTAATCAAACGACCCAAGTAAACTTGACTGTGGGAACGGATAATGACGCACCGACGTTTTACATTTTAGACACGCGTTTGCCAATCAAACCGCTGATTTGGCAAAAACGCACCGCACCGGAAATCGAAACCAAGTTTGACCCGGCAAAATCCGACCGCGTCTTTATGGAAGATGAATACCTGTGGGGTGTCCGCGCCCGCGGTGCAGCCGGATTTGGTTTTTGGCAATTAATCCACCGCGTGGAAAAAACCAAACTGACCAAGGAAAACGTGCAGAAAGTCATTGAGACCATGAAAGGCTTAAAAGGTGACGGCGGCAAGATGTTAAACATCCAGCCGAATTTAATCTTAGTGCCGACCGGGTTGGAATATGCAGCCAAAGAGTTGTTTAAGACCAAAACTATTAACGGTACGACTAACATCCTTGAAAACGAGCAGGAAGTCTTATCCTCGCCGTTTATCAACGAATAGTGTGTATTCCCCGGTAACGGTCTGCCGACCGGGGCTTTTTAAAGAGGTCTTAAAATGGCAAAAAAACCGGAAGACGAAACAACCGACGAAATGTTGCAGGAACCCACGGATGCGGCTGGGATAACCGAAACGCAACCCGAAGTGCAGGAAGTGTTGCAAGTTAATGCACAAGATAACGAGCAAGCTAATGCACAAGATAACGAGCAAGCTAATGCACAAGATAACGAGCAAGCTAATGCACAAGATAACGCACAAGCAGTATCGGATGAGCCAGCGCAAGCGGAATTTACCCCACGTGCGGTATTTGTGCGCTTGCGTGATATGCATCCGCATGATAGCTACGGTCGTGCAGGTTATCGCTTTAATAAAACCGAAGAAGTCGAAATTTTGGTGAGCGATTTAACCGACGAGCAGGTACTGGCGTTAAATGATGACCCGTGGTTAGAGTGTCATTTTGCTGTGTAGGGGGATTGCATGGGTTATTGCACGCATCAGGATTTGATTGACACCTTCGGCGAAGATGAGATCTACCGCTTAACATCAAGCGACACAGAAGTCGAAAAAGCCATTGTGGACGCTCAGGCGGAGATTGATATGTATTTATCGGTGCGTTATGTGCTACCGATTGAGCATATCCCGTTATCACTCAACCGGATTGCGTGTGATGTAGCCCGTTATTATTTGTATAACACCCTGGATAAAGACAGCACCGTATATATCCGTTATCAGCAACGGGTGATGCAGTTAAAAGAGATTGCTGCCGGCAAAATGTCGTTGGGGCTGGATGAAAACGGCGAGACGGCAGGTGAGCAACAGGTGGCGTTTATCGAAACCGGGTCAAAGGTGTTTGGGAGATGAATTACTTGTTTGCAGGCTCGGCAATTGTTGAGCGGCTAAAACAAACTGTCCCCGAGTTTAAGGCGGTGTTAAAAGCGGGCAATCTGGCCAATATCACGCGCGATGCGCAACGCTCGCCTTGTGCCTATGTGATTTATCACGGTGATGTAATCAACACAAAGCCGGAGGCGCACGGCGGTGTCGGTAAGGCGCAGTATGTGACGCAACAATGGATTGTGGCGGTAGTGGTCAATCTTGCGGATAAGCGCAGTCTATATGCCGACGCCGATGAGTTGGCGGGCGAGCTTATCACTAAAACGTTACGCTCGTTAAGCGGATTTAAAATTAATGAGCGCACGTTACCCATTACACGAGCGGCTCGAACCCTTAACGCCGAGTATATCGACGGTTGGGGATATTACCCGTTTATATTTAGCGTGGAGTTTGTTATGCCGCGCTCAATGGAGTAGAGGTTTATGAATAAAATTAAAATCAAGTTATTAGCTCCCCATACGCACGCCGGAAGGGTGTATCAGGCAGGGGACGAATTAGAGGTTAGTGAGGCAGACGCGGAGTTTATCTGTGGTTTAAACATCGGCGAAAACGTCAATACTGACAAATCCGAAAAACAAACACGAGGAGAGCAATAAATGGCAAGAGTCGAAACCTATAGCTACGGTCAGGGGCGGGTGTATTTAGCGAGCCGCACGCCGGAAGGCGTAGTCGGCGTACAACGCTGGATTGGTGATGTGTCGGCACTGGGCGTGAAATTTACCGTAGAGGATTTTTCGCATAAAGAATCTTACAGTGGCCAACGCTTAGAGGTGCGCAAAATTATTACCTCGCGCGAAGGTGAAGTGTCTATGACGCTGCACGAATTCAGCCGAGAAAACTTAGCCCTTGCCTTATTGGGAACAGACAGCGAAATTCAGGCCGGAACCGTTACCGGCGAGGCGTTACCAAGCGAAATTAAAGCCGGTGATCGCATTGCACTGAAATACCCGAATGTCAGCAACGTGGTAATTAACAGCCTTACAGCAAACACCGACTATATCGTCGATGAAACCTTTGGGGCGATTGAGTTTTTGAAGCCACAAACAAGTTTTACGCAAACCGTCTCTTACTCCTACGGCAAAGTGGATAATGTGGCAATGATGACCGTAAACTCCACCGACTTATTCTTGCGTTTCGAGGGTGTAAACCTGGCGGAAGACAACGAGTGGAATTTGGTCGAGTTGTACAAGGTCAACTTTAACCCGACCGAAACCTTGGATTTAATCAACAACGAAGATTCCCTCGGCTCCTTGCCGTTAACGGGTAAAGTGTTGGCGGATACCTCTAAGGCCGGCGATAAAGTTTTGGGACGCTTTGGTCGTTCGATGCGGATTAAAAAATAAGGGTTAAACCATGACGCAACAGGATACGGCGGCAGTCGCCGATAACAGCTTGGCTATCCTTTATCCCAATCAAACGCTCACCCTCGGTGGTGAGCAAATAGAGCTGAAAGAATACACCTTAAAGCAACAGTTACAATATCGGGCTCGCTTTATGCCGTTTATCGCTACCTTACGCGCCAACCTCAGTGAAGCGCAGGCACATGGAGAGTTTGACTTGGACGCGCTATTAGGCTGTGTGGCCGAGCATTACGATGATGTGTTGTTTTTAGTGTCTTTATCCTGCGGTAAGACGGCAGAGTGGGTCGGTAACTTAAGCGGCGAAGACGCGGAGGGCTTGCTGATGGTGTGGTGGGCAGTCAATTCCGATTTTTTTACCCGACAGGCCGTGAGTCCGCTACTGGAGCAAATGGCCAAAGCCAAGCAGGCAGAGGCAATAGCCGCCTTGACTGGGCAAGCGTAATCGAGCATTTAGTCGCGCATGGGCATCCCTACCCTGCGCTACTGGATTACACCGCCCGACAATTATTGTTGTTTTACCGGAAAAGTATTCTCCGAATGCGTAACGAACGTGCAGCGCGCACCACCGATACGGCATACGGGGTTAATGGCGGTAAGGATTTAAAGGGGTATTTAGACGAGTTGACCGCACCTTAAAAGTGCGGTCGATTTGTAAGAAGATCTTATCAGTTGGTGCCAAGGTATAAGGCTAAGAGCGCAGCCAGCGGATATTTGATAATGATACCGATAAGGGCAATAAGCCCTACACATACCACACCCCAAAATAATGCCTTAACGCCGCCAAACAGCAAAAGCGCCAACGGCAATGTAACGGGGAGCGATAGCCATAATAACAGCATTGTGGATTTGATGCGCTCTTTTGAGTCAGCTTGAGCATAGTGCTCGGCAATAATATCTAATTTATCCAATAAACGCATAACGGAGTCTCCTTATGGCAGACAATTTAACCCTCGCCCTTAAAATTAAAGCGGACTTAAACAACGCTTTAAATAATTTTAAAACACTCGAAGCAGGAATGCAACGCACATCTGCGTCGGCTAAAGGGCTGGGTGAAAATGCCAAGGCCGGGAGCCGCGGGTTTGATAGTTTAGGCAATAGTGCTGAGGCCGCCGCTAATAAACTCGGCAAAACCCGTGCGGGCGTGGAGTCTATCAGCAAGCAGTTAGAGCGTCTGCAACGTTTAGGCACCGTCGGGCTAGGGTTGCACTTATTTTCCGGCGGGATTGCCGGACTGGCCCGCACGGCAGACGAATTTAACAACTACCAATCACGCATTGCGTTAGTCTCCAAATCTAACCAGGAGGCAAGTCAAACCTTTCGCCAATTGATGACGGTTGCCAATGACACCGGGCAATTATTTGGCGCAACCGCCGAGCTATATACCCGTGTCTATCGCGCAATGGGTGATCGTGCCAATAGCCAGGAGCTGTTGCAATTTACCAAAACCATCAACCAAAGCATGGTGGTATCCGGTGCAAACGCGCAAGAGGCATCCGCCGCCATTATCCAGTTATCACAGGGTATGGCCTCCGGCACCTTGCGCGGCGAAGAATTTAACTCAGTGGCCGAACAAGCACCGGTGATTTTGGAAATGCTGCAAAAATCCCTCGGTAAAACCCGTGGCGAACTGCGAAAAATGGCCGAAGATGGCGAGCTGACCACAGAGGTGGTACTGCGTGCAGTGCGTGAATCGGCCGAGGGCGTGCAGGCACAATACGACCAAATGCCGAAAACCATCGGGCGCGCAGTAAATGAATTAACCAACGCCTGGATGCAATTTGTCGGACAAACCGACGGAGCCTTATCGGCCTCATCGGTAGCCGCAACGGTTATCTCAACATTGGCGCAGCATTTAAACTTGCTCGGCAATGCCGCATTGGTTGTCGGAGTGATTATGAGTGGTCGCCTGTTGGCCGGTTTTGTTGCTACGACCGCCTCTATTGTCCGTCAGCAAGCCGCCCTAGCGGTATCTAATACCACTATGGTGGCACGTGCGGCAATTGAGGTTAAAGCGGCACAATCCGCCCTGGCTATGGCACGCGCTACTGACGCGGAGACAGCCGCTGTGGCGCGCTTAACCGCTGCTAATCGCGCTTTGGCGGTAGCTAAAGGGGCAGCAATTGCAAGTAGTGCAGGCGGTGGGTTAATGGCGTTGGCCGGCGGCCCGATTGGTTTGGCGATAATTGCGGTGATGGGGTTGGTAACCGCCTACCAGTATCTCAAAGAGCGTGAGGCGGAGCTGGAGGCACAATACAATCAAACACAGGCCACTATCCAAAATAACATTGACAAAACCCGTGAGCTGATTGAGCTGCGCAAGCAAGGACAGGTTGGCGGGTTTAGCGACCGCTTTATGCAGGTCAATGCCAATAATGCGGAGCTCGCGGCGGCACAGGCGCAATTAGATGAGCTGATCCGCAAGCGCGATATGTTGCAGGCCATGCAAAACTCTGCGCAGTTATCAGGTGTGGCAACCAATTACGGCGAAGAGCTTGAAGAGCTTAATTATAAAATTAAGACGCTGACCGATAGCACGCAACACTTGGCCGACCAGCAAAAAATCTTGGCGGATATTACCCAAACGCAGATGTCGGCTGCGTTAGAGCACGCAGTCGGTAACAGTGACCAATTAGCCCTAAAATTTGCCGCTTTAGCGGGGACTAATGCGCCTGCGGCGATGCAATTGGTTGCGGATAGCATTAAAAAAGCCGAGGGCGAGATGACCTCGATTAAGGGGGAGTTGGACAAGATGATCTCCAAACTCAACCAAGAGCTCGCCGACGCTACCATGACCACCGCCCAGCAAATGGAGGCAATGCGCATCAAAATTGAGCAGGCAGCTAAAGCGGCGGGGGATGTGGAGGGATATAAGGTATTGATCGCCACCCTTGATACCGTCATTGCACTACAGGCACAGGTGGCTAATGCCAAACAAGCCAAAAGTAATGAGTCCTTTTTTGCAAACTTAAGCAAGCAGGCGCGTCAATCCGGTATGAGTCGTAAAGACAAAATGATTGACGATATTAAAAATCAGCCGGGCGCATCCCCGGAACAAATTGCACAAGGGATTAAAGATGCCAATACGATTGCTGCCAACGAAAATAAAGGACGTGGCGGCTCCCGTCGACGCGGTGGCGGGCGTAAAAAATCCGCCGCCGACCAAGCAGCAGAAAACGAACAAAAAAACCTTGAATTAAATATCCAATACCTGCGCCTGACCGGTCAAGAGGTGAAAGCGAATTTGACCGACGTAGAAAGCCGCTATAACCGCATGATTGGCGAGTTTCAAAAAGCGGGCAATGTGGACGGGATTAATTTGATTAAAAAAATCCTGCCATTGGAACAGGCCAAAGTGCAAGTGGATGGGCTACAATCCGAAATCAATAAACTGTTCCAGAACCAAAGCGCACAAGAGCAAAGCATCCAGGCACAGGTACAAACCGGGCTTATTACCCATTTGGCCGGTCAGCAAAAACTCAAAGAGGTGTACGCGCAAACCATTTCGGAAATTGAAAAACAATTACCGCTATTGGAACGCTTGGCCAAAATGCCGGGACAGCAAGGCGAGCAGGCGCGCGCTATGTTGGAGCAAATGAAGTTAAAAATTGTCGAGCTGAAAACCGCCGGCAATGAATTACAAAAAGCCTTTGAAGACGGTTTAACCCGTGGGATTGAGTCCTCGTTAATGGGCTTGGCGCAAGGCACAATGACGCTTAAAGACGCCATTAAAAACCTGGCGTTAACCGTGGTTAATGCCATGGCACAGGTCGCTGCCCAGCAGTTGGCTTTACAGGCGGTTAGCGGTATTACCGGTTTATTCGGCGGTGCTGCAGGTGCGTCGGTAATGGCCGCCACCGGGGGCTATATTCGTGGCCCGGGCACGGGGACATCGGACAGTATCCCGGCACGTCTATCTAATGGTGAGTTTGTGGTACGTGAGGCGATGGTGCGCAAATACGGGGTTGGTTTTTTACACGCCATTAACCGCGGTCGGTTGGCAGGATTTGCCGATGGAGGCTTGGTATCCAGCCCCGCCATGCCGCAGTATCGCGAGCCTGGCTTAACCACCTCCATGCAAGACGGCACGGCAGGACAAATACAAGTCAGTGCGCCGCCGGTCAATATTAAACAAACCTTGGCGGTAGACAGCGCAGAATTATTTACCGCCGGCATCGGTACGGTGGCGGGCGAGCGTGCGGTAATGACCACGCTGATTGCCAACAAAGATACCATTAAACAAGCGTTAAACAATTAAGAGGATAAGAGATGGCATATCAGACCGGCAAAGCTAACAATGAGCGGGATTTTTTGGCTAAGCTCAATCAGTTTTTAACTAACGATGCGGCCCTTAAAGCCGCCGGGCAGGCATGGCAAAAGCTCTATGAGCGCACCTTACCCGCTACCCCGACAATGATGCCGACAACACAAATTGTTTGGAAATCCAGTGGTACTGGGGTGTCACAAGATATGTATGTCTGTGCCGAGACGGCAAGCTCTATTGCAGAGGATATTTATAACGTCAATTTTTACGGCGGCACGTTTTTTAATCCGGCATTGGTTAACTCGACTAGCATAACATCCGCCATGGTTGACTGCTCCCCGGGTGTGGCATTGTGTTGTGATGCGCGGGCATTTGAGTATCACTTAATTGCAGATGGGCGCCATTGTAAGATGGCGACCTTTATTAGCGATACCTGTGCGACCGCTTACATGGGCTTTATCTTGCCGACGGTCACACCGGTGGAATACCCATACCCGCTATTAATTGCCGGCACAGCCGCCGCGGATAAGCTTACCCGCTACTCTAACAATAGCAATCAGATATCCTCTATTATCGACCCGCGCGACAATAACTGCTGGTTGTTAGGTGTTGACCAGGCATGGCACATATTTTCCGGCTGCGATTATGTGCGTGGTCGGGGTGTTGAGCATCAGATTGTTTATCCTAAAGCAATTGATAACAGTAGTTATGCGGCCGTCAATACTTTAACTTATCTCGGTGCCAGCCCGGGTGGGCATTACCCGCTGTTTCCGGCGGAGCTACTGAGCATAAACAGTTCTCCGATGGGGCAGACCCGTTGGGGCGCGTTGCAGGGGGTGTATTGGGTACCGGGGATCCAGTTATTGCCCGGCGATAAAATAAAAATTGCCGATACCGGACACCGTGGCATTGCATTTAACAATGGCTTGCGCCGCACTACTACCGATTATTTTGTATTTGACACGGGTTTGCCGTGGTAAGGAGTAATTAAGATGGCCTATCAAACCGGCAGCGCGACTGATGTCGAGGATTTGATGCGTAAATTTCAATCGTTTGCTCAAACTTTAGGATTTGCCGTAAGCGGCGTCGGACAATGGATATTTAAAAATAGCGACGGCATTTGGACGTTTGATTATCAAGACAATATTTTGTTCTGCCGATTAGATAACATCGGTGATTCGGCCGGTGACAGCGCAAAATATAATTACCGTAAAACTAAGACCGGTTCGAACTATCTCAACCGAGGCAGTTATTCGGCCTATCATTTTTTTGGCACGGCGCAGTATGCCCATTGTGTTGTAGATTTGGACGGTGAGTATTTTATCCATTTTGGTATCGGTACGCTTAACAAACAAGGTGAGTATATTGGCGGCCAATATGCTTACGGCACTTATGTCAACGATGAGCACGCCACACTACGTAATTCGATTGCCTTTAACGGTGGATATCAGCTATATCCGGCCGTAGTGCGCGCCGAGGGTATCGGTGGTGATACCCGTCGCCCGTGGTATTTTGTGCAACATCACGGCTCGCCATACTATTTAAATGAGTTCTCCGCCGACTTTTATGGCGGTGGGATGTTTAGCAATTGTTATGTTGCCGCATCGGGAGTAAGTGAGGTGCACCACGAAGCGTTATTGTTGCGCCAAAGCCATAGTCAATTTGGCAACCTGATCATCCCGGTGCCTAACAACCTAATCGTAGTCGGTATTGATAAGGTGCTGCGCCAAATCGGCAGTCCGCCTGACTTTTACACGGTTCGCTCGCAAAACATCATTGCCGGTCAAGAGTTTGAGGTGGCGGGGTCGCGTTGGAAAATGTTTCCAGCCATGCGCTTTGGTAAACAAAGCGAATACCTGTTCCATTGTTACCGCTTGATTAATTAGAGGATGTTATGGCAGAGCGCGTAGGATATTTAACCCCTGTCACCGCTGATGGAGACCGCCTAAAAGATACGGGCTATTTAGACCGTTTGACGACCTATCGGGCGGCGGATGTGCGCTTGGTGTTGACACCGCAGGTCACCGTCGGTGCGATAAGAGATACGGGGTTATGGGACGCTAGCGTGCCTAAAAACGGCTTTATTTCGCCTAACTACTATGCCGAGTTTTACAACCGTGTGTACGCCATCCCTAAACTGGTCAATCTGGGCGCAATTAGCACAGAGCAGGTGTTTACGGTACAAGTTTGGAATGCGGATGATACTGCAGCGCATTTGCAATCCATCACCGTGCAAAACGGCGAGGGAGTGGAAATTATCGGCGAATCGTCAACTACCTTTGCAAGCCTTGCCCTCAAAAAATGGACGGTGCGGGTGTCCATGCGAGGGCCGACAACTATTGACACCGTTATTCGGTGGAATTTTCCGGGTGCGGCGGTAACGGTACATATTACCGGTAGTCGTTCATCGGATTGGGCGTACTATCCCGATTGGTCTGAGCCGGTCACCGAAAATTTAGAGTTTTTGACAGCCGTCCATCAATCTCAAACAGGCGCAGAGCAACGCATTGCCAGACGGCTATCCCCGCGGCGCACCTTTGAGTTTAAAGTCATGCTCTCCGGTAGGCAATTACAACAATTTGAGACCGCTATGTATGCAATGGGAGGTAAGGTATGGCTGATGCCGGTATTTACCGATGCATTAACGCCCTCTTACTTTATGCGGCAAGGGGATGCCGAAATCCGTTTTAACACGGCCGGCTATGATTTTAAGGCAGGTGGCCAGGCGTTGATTGTACAAGGCAACCGTAAAGAAAGTGTGGAGATAGCCCGTATTGTTGCAGACCGGCTCTTTTTAACGCGCCCGTTACAGTTTACTTATAACGCGCTTGCGCGGATATATCCGCTCCGTGCGGCGGTGTTGACCGATATGCCACAGATAAGCCGGCTAAGCGACAACGCGGCCACCGCACAAGTGCGGTTAAAAATCCATGAGCATAGCGGTTATTCGGCGGATATATCACACCTGCCGATTTATCGCGGCAAGCCGGTGCTGGAGCCAACAAGTGAATGGTCGGAGGATGTAACGGCACAATATCTGCGCTTGATTAAGCAGTTGGATAATGACACCGGGCTACCTTATTACTTAGATACGGCAATGCGGGCGTTTTCCTTGGTTTCTCATCGCTTTGTACTGAGCGGGCGGGCGGCGCAAGACCGATTACGTCGCTTGTTTTACTATCTGCGCGGGCGGCAAAAGCCTGTTTGGGTCGCGACCTCCGGCAGTGATGTCACCCCACAGGGTAATTTGTCCGGGCGCACATTGGATATTGAGGCGGTGGGTTATACCGACCATTTATTGCAACAACCGGGACGGCAGGATGTGCGGATTGAACTAACTAACGGGCAAGTGCACTACCGCCGCGTGGTGTCGGCTAATACCACGACAGTTGGCGAGCGATTGGTGTTTGATGGGGATGTGCTTTATGCCGCCAAGCACGAGATTGCCAAGGTGTCATATTTAAGCTTGTCACGGCTTGAGAGCGACCAAATCAGCTGGGCGCACCAAACCGATGCGGACGGCGTAGCGGTGGTGACAGTGCTCTTCCGGGCAGTGCGTGAAGATCTGGAGAATTAAAAGTGCGGTCAATTTTAAACGAGGTTTAAAACAGGTTTATGGGTTATTTAAACAGGACAAATTCCGTCTCAGACGGGCAGCCGATAACGTTATATCAATTTGCGCTGGGTAATAATCAAAAGGTGTGGCGGTTTACCGATGCCGACCAAGACATCACCGTCAACGGCGAGCAATGGCTGGCGACCGCCATCAGTGATTCCGGGCGTAAGACGGGGGATAACTTAAGGATCAGCCTGCCAAGTGATAATGCGGTGGCGCAATTGTTTCGCGGGATTGCCCCAAGCCAGTCGGTCACCCTTACCGTTATGCGGTTGCACTGGCAGGATAACGAGATTCGGGTGGTGTGGATTGGTACGATTATCGAGGCTAAACGACCCGAAACCCACCAAACCGAACTAATTTCGGCAGGATTATCCGCCACAATGCGTTCGGCCGGTTTGCGCTTAATGTGGGGGCGTAGTTGCCCTTATTCGCTGTATGACAGTGATTGCAAGGTGGATAAGGTTAAGTTTGCGGTGGCGGGTTTACTGGTGCAGGCGGTAACAGGCACGACTATTACGGTGGGATTTCCGTCGCAATTGCCGGATAACTGGTTTAATGCGGGGTTTATCGAGTGGACGGATAGCCTTGGGGTACGAGAGGTGCGCGCGGTGACCGTACATCATAATAACCTATTAACGATTATGGGCGGGACGCAAAAAATCAGTGTCGGCACGCTGATTACCGTTTATCCCGGCTGTGACGGGCAGGTTAAGACTTGTCACGATAAATTTAACAATGTGCTTAATTTTGGCGGCATACCGCATATGCCAAACAAATCGCCGTATGACGGTTCACGGATATTTTAAGGAGTAATCAATGTTTGCAGCAGTGGGTTGGGCGATAGTCCGTTTTATTGCCGTGATGGCCTTGAGTTATTTGGTTAATCAGGCACTTGCGCCACGCCAAAGAGGGACGCAGGCACCGGAGGCGGTGTCAGCTAATGATTGGGATTTCCCGCAGACCGACGAGGGCGTGCCGCAATGTGTTTTTTTCGGCGATTGTTGGACTGAGGATTGGCAGGTGTTGTGTTATGGCAATTACCGCACATCCGAGATTAAGCGGGGGTAAGTGATGGCATTAATCATTACCATGCAGGATATGCGACGCGTCGGCTTTTGTTCGAGTGGGGTTGAGATGTTTTTTGACCGTCAAGGCTTGGATTATTTAGCATTCTTGCACGACGGTATCCCGGCGCAGGTGTTACTTGATACAGGTAGCGTGTTTGCCCGTAAATGCGTGGCGGCGGCACAGCAGGCGCGCGGGGAGACGGTATCTGACCGGCCGCAATCGGTGGAGGCTAAATAATGGGTGGTAAGCGCAAAGGACGCAAGGTCACGGTCGGTTATCGCTATTTTTGGGATATTCATTCCGGACTAGGGCGTGGCCCGGTGGATGAGATTGTCGAGATCCGTTTTGATGACAAGACCGCTTATGTGGGTAAGCCCGGCGAGTTGACGTATTCGCAAGCGATTTTTATCGACAAACCCAATTTATTTGGCGGTGAGGATACCGGCGGCGAGGGCGGCATTCAGGGACGCATGGAGATTTTAATGGGCGAGGCTGACCAAAAGCCAACCCAAATGCTGATTAATCTGCTCAAAGGGGCTTACAACCCAGCCCCCAAAGCGGCCGAAAGCGGTGATGTGCCGGCGTTCACGTTTGATGCGGACAAAAAAGAAAAAGAGAAAGATCCGTTTTTCAGTGGCGGTAAAGTTGCCGACGGCGATTTGAGTTCGGATGATTTAATCCCCGGTTTTCGCGGTATTGTGAGCACGGTGTTTAGCGGGCTGGTGAGTTGTTATAACGCCTACCCTAAACGCCCCGGCTATCGCGTGCGTCGCACAAATAAGGGCTGGCGCGACGGCTCGGTGTGGTATCCGCAAAAATGCCGTATTGTGTTGCGTAACGATACTTTGCACATTAGCGGCCTTGACCCGGAGCAAGAGCAAAATGTACGCCAAATTCACGCGATGAACCCGGCACATATCTTAGTTGAGTGTGCCACCAATAAGAGCTGGGGCGGCAAGAAAGAATATAGCGACTTAGATTTAGACAGCTTTAAGCAAGCGGCGGACGTGTTATTTGACGAGGGGTTTGGCTTGTGTTTTAGGTATAACCGCCAAAGCTCTATTACGGATTTTATCCAACAGGTGCTTGACCATATCGGAGCCGTGCAATACGACAACCTGGCTACCGGTAAGCTGGCAATTAAATTGATTCGGCAAGATTACAATGCGTCTAGTTTGCCGTTGTATCACTATGATAACGGGATTTTACGGGTGCAGGATGATGACACTTCATCGTCTGAAAATATGGCCAATCAGGTGACCGTGATTTATCGCGACCCGGTATCCAATAAGGACGGCAAGGCGACCGCCAATAACCTGGCGGCGGCGCAGGTGCACGGTGTGATCACCAAAACCGCCGAGTATAAAGGCTTGCCAACTTTTGATTTGGCTATGCGGGTGGCACAGCGTGATCTTGAGATGAGCGCAGGTGGGCTAATGCGACTTAAAATCGTATTTGATATGCGAGGCAGTCAACTTAAACCGGGTGACGTGTTTCGGGTATCGTTACCGGAGCGACAAATCGACAGTGCGGTGTTCCGGGTGGGCAAGATTGATAACGGCAACGCCGAGGGTGAGATTGTAGTGACCTGTATTCAGGATGTATTTGGGTTGCCGGCGACAAATTATACCGGGCAACAGGCACAATCACAGTATATACAGCCTAGCTTTGCGGTTAAACCGATTAGCGTCGGCCGCTTGTTTGAGTTGCCGTATCATGTTTATCCGTTGTTATTTGGGGCATCCGAGCTGTCATTTGTACAGGCTACCGATTGTTATGTCGGCGTAGCGGCGCAGTCGCCATCACCAATGACAATTAATTATGCTATGTATGTAGACGCAGGCGGCGGTTATAGCAATGTAGGCGACGGCTCCTTTACGCCGTCAGTAACGCTAAAAGAGGCAATCGAGCCGTATCAAACCCAGCTTAAATATTCGGGGCACTATCGTTATTTGGACGCAGCAACCGCCCTGATGATTGATGATGAGATTGTTAAGATCGAGCGGGTAGATTTTGCTACCCAAACCATTACAGTCGGCCGTGGTTGTGCTGATACCGTGCCAAAGTCGCATAGTCAAGGTGCGGTGGCTTGGGCTTATTTAGCGGCTATGGGGGTAGACCAAACTAAATATGCGGCAAACGAACAACTTAAAGCCAAATTACTGACCCGCACTACCCGTGAGACACTCAGTTTTGATGCGGCTCCTCAGCTTAACTTGACCACCATGCAACGCCAGGCACGACCTTACCCGCCGGGCAAAGTGTCGGTTAATGGCGTACTGGGGGCGCCAATCTCCAATCGCTCTGCGTTTGTATTGCGTTGGGCGCATCGTGACCGTTTGCTGCAGGCTGATAATTTGGTCGCACACCACGAGGATAGCACCCAACAGGGACAAGGGGTCAGTTATGAGGTGGGTTTTTGGCGTGAGGGCGTACTAATACGCACCGCCGTAACAACAGCTGATACTTTCCGTTATCCTGACTCCGAGCATAAAGCAGGTGAGCTGTTTGACAAAGTGACCCTTTATAGCGTCAGCGGCAACCTTAAGAGTTGGCAGGGCTATCAATTTGAGGTGACAGGCGGTCTGCCAAAAGCGACCATACCAATCGGCACCTGGAGTTATCGTGATACATGGACAGCCGGCGATAACGTACTCAATCGTTATAATGACGGCGCATTTGACCGTAATGACGGCGGCTATGTAATGCTGTCAAGCGATATGGAGCCTACTACCAATCTGTACAAATCATTTGCCATCCCTAAAGGGGCGTATAAGTGGTTTGAGATAAGTTATAAGGTCGGGACATACAACGAGCGCAGAGGGGTGTGTAATGTTGTGATCCAGCTTTGTAGTGATGGGGCCGTAATCAAAGAGTTAACATCCGAAACGCATGGTAACTACCCGACCGATGACTGGCACGCCCATTTTATCGGGGATGAGTTACCGCCAACGGTTAATGAGGTGCGCTTTAAGGTTACGGTGCCGTCTGTGCCGCGTAACAATGCTTTGGCCTTTACCCATATTAATCTTAAGGTCGCCCAATAAAGGAGGATTAACCAAATGTATAAAGAGATGAGCCAAGCGGACATTTATATTTACCGTGGTGACCATGATGAGCAGTTGGTTGAGTTGGTGTGGGATGATAACGGGCAGCCTTATGATTTAACGGATATCGCCCGCGCCGATTTAACCGCTACGGTGGGCGGTAAGAAGGTGCTGAGCATGTCAACTACAGACCGCTCTATTACGGTTCTAGACCGCACCAAGGGACAGTTGCTGCTTAATTTTACGCCGGCACTGACCCAGCAGATGACCTGGCGACAGGCAAAATATGATTTGCAGTTAATCAGCAAAACTAAGCGCGTTAAAACCCGACTAGAAGGCACGCTTTATCTTGAGCACGACATTACAACATAGGAGGCAGTATGGATGAAGAAAAGCAGGAGGTTAACATTACGCGGCGGCGCGTGGTTGCGCGGATAAAGCGCGTCGAGGTGGTCGAAAAAACCATTAATAACAAAGACGATGAGGGTAAAGAGCTGGATATTCCTGATTTTACCTTTATTGTTAAAGCTAACGAGATTTAAAGAGAGGTCAAAAAATGGAAGAAAAAATCAAAGAATTAATAGCCGAATTAAATAAAGCATTTACCTATATTGGTGGTCGGCTTAAAGCTATGTATGCGGCTATCGGTGATTTAAGCACACTTAAAACCACCAAGAAGGATAACTTGGTCGCGGCGTTAAACGAACTGCAACAAACCATTGCGACAATCCAAGCGACCGGTGGCGGCGTGTCCAGTCAAGAGGTGCAACAAAAAATCGAAGCGGCAATCACAGCCTTTAAGCAAGATCTCTACGGTGGGCAATTGACCGAGGAGCTTAATCAGCTCAAAGAGTTTGCGGACGCTATTACCGATAACAAAAGCATTGGTAATACACTACTGGCAAAACTCAATGAACTTACACAAGAGCAGACCGCAATTAAGACTGCGCTTAAAACCGATTTTGTTGCGATCGTGAAAAAAGCGGAAGGTGGTGCGTAAGATGACTGAGGATTTAAGCCTAAACCTCAAAAAGGCATTTGAGGAGGTAAATAAACGCCTAAATGAGCTGGAGGGGGCTAAACCCGGGACAAAACCCGAGGCAAAACGGAATCTCGTGTATGTCCCAAAGTCCGAACTATTAGCACAAAACGGAGTGACGGCGTTTTCTAACGGTGTGGCATACAGCTACACCTACCCTAAACCGTTTATTAATGCGCCGTATTTAAACGTGCAGCTAGAGTTAAGCACCAACTCCCTGCAATATATCAGCATGCCGACTAATACCGGTTTTAAGTTCGCCTGTAACTATGGTGCAGGGATTCAGGGTTTATGGTATGAGGCGGTAGAAATACCACAAAATTAACAATACAAGGAGGTAATAATGATTGACACGACAGTCACAAACAATACCAGCCAGCCAGCGGAGGGCAAAGCTATGTTTAAGGCCGCCCCACTGCCGTTTGTCGGGCAGAAGCGACAATTTTTAAATCATTTTAAACAGGTTTTAAACGATAATATTCCGGGCGACGGTGAGGGTTGGACGATTATCGACGCGTTTGGCGGCTCCGGTTTGCTTAGTCATACAGCTAAAGCCCTCAAACCCAAGGCACGAGTGATCTATAACGACTTTGACGGATATGCGGAGCAACTTAGCCACATTGATGACATTAATGCGTTACGCCGGCAATTGTTAGCGGTTATGGGAGATTACCCAAAGGATAAGCGTATCAATCCGAATTTAAAACAACGGCTTATTGACGTAATTCAAGCCTTTGACGGCTTTAAGAGCGTGCGGGTGTTGTGTTCGTGGTTGCAGTTTAGCGGTAGTCAAGCAGCAACCTTTGAGGAGATGTGTAAGCGTGATTTTTGGCATTGTATCCGCCAAAGTGATTACCCAAGTGCGGTTGGTTATTTAGATGGGTTGGAGGTGGTTAATGAGAGTTTTCATACTTTACTGCCCAAACATCAGGATAACCCTAAGGCTTTGTTTGTGCTTGACCCACCTTATCTTTGCACCAAACAAGAGAGCTACAGACAGGCACACTATTTTGATTTAATCGACTTCTTGCGGTTAATTAATATCACCCGCCCGCCATATATCTTTTTTAGCTCAACCAAGTCGGAGTTTATCCGCTTTATTGAGTATATGATCGAGGATAAGGTGGATAATTGGCAGGCGTTTGATAATGTCGAGCGAATTGCGATTAAGGCGTCTGCTAATTATGCGACTAGGTACGAAGATAATTTAGTGTTTAAGTTTTAACATAAAGCCCTTTAAACGTTGTTTAAGGGGCTTTTAATTTACGTTAAAATTAAGGGGGATTTGCAGGGTGATATTAGTAGAATTCACGTAGCGTTACCTGTTATTGTTTTTCTTTTGATTTTGCACAAAATTTACAGATGTTTTATGCAAAATCATTTGGCGAGGTTTGCAAAATTAAGCGGCGTTTTACAGATGAAAGCTATTTCGGCGGTATTCGCAAAGGTAAGCGTGGTCGTGGCGCAGCAGGCAAAGTCGCGGTATTCAGGCTTCTCAAGAGAAATGGTAAAGTTTATACCGTAGTTATACCAAATGCTCAATCAGCAACACTATTGCCAATTATTCGTGAGAAAGTTAAGCCTGACAGCATTGTTTACACTGACACTTACCGTAGT